GTCGCCGAGCTGCTGGCTGATCGGCCGGTGTGCGAGCGGTGCTGGGCCGCCCGGTCCACGGATGTGCACGAGCCGCGGATGCGGTCCCGCCGCCCGGACATGGACATCACGGACCCGCGCGAGTGCGTGTGCCTGTGCCGGGCGTGCCACACGTGGGTGCACACCCACCCTGCGGAGGCGACCCGGGAGGGGTGGCTGATCCCGTCGTGGGCTGAGCTCGCCGAGTGCGAGCTCGCCACCGAGTGGGCGCGGGAGGCGGCATGGCCTGGGTGACCGCCGTGGAGTGGTGCCACTGGTGCCGCGCGACCGTTCCATCCCCTCATGCATGCCCATTCGGGGCGCCCTGCTTCGGGGTGGCCCCGTCGAGCGCTGGAGGCGCCAATGACCCAGCAGATGGCGACGTACTCGCCTGAGATGGCCGCCCGGCTGCGCCGCGCCGTGGAGGCGGTGATCGCGCAGATGGAGCGGGAGCAGGAGGCGGTGAACCGGGAGCTGCGGGCCCTGGTGGAGGCGCTTGAGGCCCGCGCTGGGCAGCCGATCCCGGTCACTGGTCCGGTGGGGCGTGACCCGTACGCGAATGCCCCGGCGTGGGCGGACCAGGCGGATGCGAAGGTAACCCGCCTGATGAGTATCCCTGAGGGGGACGGCGGCGTGGGGGGTGGGGAGTGCTGAGGATCTTCGCTCCGCACACCGGCCGGCATGTGCGCCCGCGCCGGCGCAAGAAGTGCACCGCCGCTGCCGAGCCCGAGGGCCGCCCGGGTGTATGGCCGGGTGGCGAGCCAGAAAGCGTACGGCGGGCGTACGACGCCATGCTCGCCGCCCAGCGCCGGGACGATGCGCCGACGACCCCGTTCCCCCGACCCAACGGCACCACCAGGAGTGCGGGATGACGGTCCAGGAGTTGCTCACCCACCTGCGGGAGGACGGCCGCCCCCTCACCGGTGCTATCGCCGCCCTCACCGTCGTCGGGACGGTGCTGGTCTTCTCCGCGGTGGTGCACCTGTGGGAGCGGTACAAGGACCGCCGGGAGGCCCGCGCGCGGGAAGCGGCCCGGGTGATCGGCGCCCTGCGCCGGGAGGGGTACCGCCTGGCCGGCGTCGACGACGCCGAGTGGGCGGAGTTCACCCGCGCCCACGGCCTGACCGACGACACGGACGGCCTGACCCGCGACTGGGGGTGGCGATGACCCTCATCGGCTCCCTCTGCACCGGATACGCAGGGCTGGACATGGCCGTCCACCAGGTATTCGGCGGCGAACTCGCCTGGGTCGCCGACAACGACCCCGGTGCCGCCGCGATCCTCGCCCACCACTACCCGCACGTTCCGAACCTCGGCGACATCACCNCCGTGAACTGGGCAGACGTGCCCCCGGTGGACATCCTCACCGCCGGATTCCCCTGCCAGCCCGTCAGCGTGGCCGGCAAACGAAAGGGCAATACCGATGAACGCTGGCTCTTCGACGACATCTGCGCGGCTATTAGCCGAATGGTCGCACGCCCCCGGCTGCTCGTGTTCGAGAACGTCCCTGGGCTGCTCACTGCAAACGGCGGGGACGCTATGGCCGACGTCGTTCAGGGACTGGCCGCGCTCGGGTATGTGGGACGCTACCGGCTTGTACGAGCTTCCGACGCAGGAGCCCCCCACCGCCGGGAGCGGGTCTTCATCCTCGCCTGGCTCGCTGAAGCTGCTGAAGACGCCGACCGCGCAGCTTGCGGTGAACGGCGGGTCGCAGCATCCGGACAAGCGGAGGGCGGGCGGTCACGGCCCGACGCTGGCGGACGAGGTGGAGCATCTGCTCCCGGCGCCCAGGGCGACGGACGGTACGAAGGGCAGGCCGAACCAGCGCGGCTCATCGGGGGACCTGATGCTCCCCTCAGCGGTGATGAAGCTCCTGCCGACCCCGCGCGCATCGGACACGGGAACGCCTGGTCGGCGGGCGAGCGAGGGCTTCCGGCCACCACTGTCGCAGGTGATCTTCCGGGAGACGTCGACTGGGGACAGTACGGTCCCGCTATCCGGCGATGGGAGCACGTCCTCGGCCGCCGCGCCCCCCGCCCCACTGAGCCCGGACGCAACGGCGAGCGCCTGAGCCCCCGCTTCGTCGAGTGGATGATGGGCCTCCCCGAAGGCCACGTCACCGGCGTTCCCGGCCTGACCCGCAACGCCCAGCTGAAGGCGCTCGGCAACGGGGTCGTCCCGCAGCAGGCGGTGTACGCCCTGCGGGTGCTTCTGGCGCGTGCCACGGCCCAGGAGATGGCCGCCTGATGTCCCCCAGACTCCACAGGCCCGCCGGCGAGACCACGACCGCCCCGTGCCGGCGGGCCCGTGACCCCCTTCTCCACCTCTTGGAAGGAAACAACCATGACGAAACGTAGGCTGCCTCAGCAGTACAGCCCGGAGGAGTTCGACGCCGCCGTCAAGCTGATCCAGTCGAACGCTGATCTTCGCGCGGACATTGAGGCGATCACCGGGCAGAAGATTGCTGATCTCACCCCCAGGCAGATTTTCGACTGGTACCGGGCGATCGANCGNGCCACGGANATTCAGCTTGCGGTCGCCAAGTACGGGCGGGCCCGGCAGGTGGTGCGGGAGACCCGCGCCGCCCTGGAGGGCACCGCCGACGCGGAGCGCGGGCTGGAGGTGGCCCGCGCCCGGATCGCCGAGCTGGAGAAGCGCTGCGCGGAGCTGAAGGCCCAGCGCGACCAGCTCAAGGCCGCCAACATCGCCCTCGCCGGCGGGAAGGTGACCCCGATCGCCCGCCCCGTGATCCGGGGGGAGGTGTCGGCGTGAGTGCCCTGGACGTGTTCGGCGGGGCCGACGTGTACACCACCTACCGGGTCCGGTTGCGGGTGATCGACAAGCTCGTCGGCGGCATCCCAAGCTCCCCCAGCGTGATCAAGGGCTGGCTGAAGTCCCGCATGGAGGTCGGGGACCGGGAGCTGCAGGAGCTGGTCGAGCAGACGCTCGCGGAGCGGTTCCCCGACCGTCAGCCGACCGTGGACGAGCTCGCGGACGCCCTGATGGGCACGGAGGCCGCACCGTCGATCAATGGTTTCAAGCGCCACCCCGATACGGGGGAGCTGGTCTACGAGGGTCGGTGCATGAAGGCCGCGATCAAGGAGTTCGCCAACAGCGCCTACCCGGGAACCAGCTGGCCCGGCAAGGACAAGGTCGCCAAGGGGTACCGCAAGGGCTTGATGTCCACGCTCGCCGAACGGGTGTTCGTACGGGAGATCTACATCGGCCTCGGCGTGAAAGAGCCCACGGGGGTCGAGGAGCGGGTCAAGCACGTGATGACTCCGCAGGGCCCCAGGTCGAGCATCAGCCGGGTCGAGTACGTGCAGCAGCCCACCCTCGAATTCCACCTGCGCGTGCGGGACGACTTCCTCCCGTGGGAGGCGTGGGCCCGCATCTGGCAGGTGGGTGAGGAAATCGGCATCGGCGCCGACCGTGGCCGGTCGGACGGCCGTTTCGAGCTGCTGGCCTTCGAGCGCCTCTGAACGACGACGGGCCCCAGCCGGGCGGCTGGGGCCCCTCACCCGCTGATCACTGTACCCCGGCGGGAGGTCCTGATGGCCCACGCGACGCCGCGACCTATGCGGCTAGCCACTCCGACACGCCGCGCCTTACTCGATCCCCCACGACAAGCCAAGCCGCACCGTGGCCAGCCGAGCTCGACATGACTAACCGCCACTTGCCTCGCCTGCAGGTGACATGCCTTCCCTGCCCCACCCAGACCACACCCAGACCACACCCAAACGGCGACTGACCCGATCTTCTCGCGCCCAAGCCATCCCACGCGACGTCCCAAGGCGAGCCGTGTGCAGGACGACATGCCTTCTCTGTCCCACCCAGACCACGCCATCCAGACGACAAGCCGGACATCCCGATCCCAACCATCCCGTCCCCGCACAGCGACATGCCAATCCCGTCCCCGTCAAAGGCCGACAACCCCTACCGCGCCCCGCCTACCCGACGCGACCACCCAACGAGAAAGGAGCCACTGTGAGCTGGATTGATCTGGCCGCATGCCGCGGCATGCCATTAGCCCTCTTTTTCGGGCCGGAGGGTGAGCGCAAGCAGCAGCGCGAGCAGCGGGAACACGCGGCGAAGGCCGTCTGCGCCCGCTGCCCGGCCCGCGTCGAGTGCCTGGAGTACGCCTTGACCACCCCTGAGAAGTACGGCGTCTGGGGCGGGATGGGCGAGGACGAGCGGGTCACGGAGCGGCGGCGTCGCCTGCGCCGCGCCGCCCGGGAGAGAGCCGCGTGATGGTGCGGGATCACCTCGCGCTGGCCCTGGCGGCCGCCGTGCCCCTGGAAATCGCCCGCTTGCGGTCGCTACCCGATGAGGAGCGCGCCCGGGAGATCAAGGATCACACCGGCCAGGCCGTGGCCGTGCTGCTCGGTGAGCACGGCGATGATCTCCTGTTCGGCGGGCGGCACTGCGCGGCTGCTTTCGCCGCCTTGGCCACCGGTCTCGCGTGCCTCGCGTTCACCCCCGGCGGCGTGAACTTCGCCGGCCTGCACTTCTGCGCCGACCACGCCCAGTGTCGGGCCGCCGAGCTGCGGGAGGCGGCGTCGTGAGGCGTACAGCGTTGTGGGGGCGGTCACCCGCCCCCACAACCCCGGCTGGATCAGGACTCTTCGGTGTTGTCTCGCTGCGGTGGGCGCTTGGGCAGCTTCGCGCCGCTTTTCCGGACGTACCAGCGGATGAACTCGCGGATCACCGCGGAGCGGTTCCGGGGACCGACGAGACGGCCGAACGCCTCCCACAAGTCGTCCTCGACCCTGATCGGGCGGTGCGGCGTGTGGGTGTCCTTCACGAGGCACATCGTAACCCGTGCATATCCAATGTGGCCACTGTGAGAGTTGCTGTGTATATCCACGTCTACTATCCTCATGGATATACACGATCGGGTCAACTCCCGACGTGGACGACGGTCCACGCACGTGAGATCGAGGGTCTGTTCCGCATGCACATGACATACGGGCACGCCTCGCTTGGCATGCCAGGCCGGTTCCGCGATGGCAGGAAGGAGGCGCTGGTCTAATGCCGCGCATCCGCACGATCAAGCCAGAGTTCTTCACCTCCCTCACCATCGCGGACCTTCCGATCACCGCGCGGCTGACCTTCATCGGGCTGTGGACGCACTGCGACGACGAGGGCCGCTGCGTCGATGACGCCCGACTCATCAAGGCCGCCGTGTGGCCCCTGGATGACAGGACCGCGGCTGAGGTTGAGGAGGACCTGAAGGCAATCGCCCATAAGTCGCTGATCATCCGGTACGAGGTTGACGGCCGCCGATATCTGGCCGTGCGCAACTGGCGCGAGCACCAGCGGGTCAACCGGCCGACTCCGAGCCGTATCCCACCGCCCCCACCGATCTCACTGGAGTCTCACAAAGGACTCAGTGATGACTCAGTGAGCACTCACGGAGCCCTCACTGAGGACTCACTGAGGGCTCAAACCGACTCCGACACAGGCGCGGGTGAGCCCTCATCGCAGCCCGAAATGTCCGATTTCGACGAGGCGGTGCATGCACTCTCCTCCGACCCGCCTACCAGGCACGACGAACCCCGCCAGACCGCTCTGACCAGCGGGAATGCGCTCAATGAGGACTCACTGAGCGCTCACGGAGGACTCACTGAGGACTCACGCCAGGAAAGGAACAGGGAACAGGGAACAGGGAAATTAGTTATTCCGCCTTCGGCGGGCACGGCTTCGCCGCGCCGGGCCAAGCAGTCCACCAACGACCCCAACGCGGGCGCCATCGTCGCCGCCTGGGTAGAGGCAGCCACGGCAGCAACCGGCGAACGCCCCGCCAACCGGCTCATCAACCAGGTCGGCCGCCAGGCCAAGGAACTCCTCGCCGAAGGCAAGAACCCCGGCCGCCTGATCGAGGCCGCGCGCGCCGCCGGAAGCAAGGGCTTCGCCGACCTTGGGCGTGAGCTCCTCCGCGCGGGCGCCACCAAACAGGCCACTAACCCCGCCACTTCGACGGCTACGACCGGCGCCAGCGCCAAGCTGCCACCCCGCGGCAGCTACGACCCCAGCAAAGTCTTCGGCACAAGGAAGGCCACCGCATGACCAACACCATCGACGACTGGTGGGAGGAACGCCGCCGCCGCCGGCTGGAAGCGTTCCGCGCCCGCCGCCCCATCCGGCTCCGCGACAAGGGCCACCTGCCCGACGAGATCGCCGCTTGGGGGTCCCGCCTGTTCGACCGCACTGCGGGCAACCTCGTGATCGTCGGCGGCACGGGCACCACCAAGACCTGGTGCGTTTGGGAAGTCCTGGAGCGGGCGATCGCCGCCGGCTANCCGGGAGCCATCCTGTTCGCCACCCCCGCCGAGTGGCAGGAGATCGTCGGCCCGCCCGCTGACTGGGCCCGGCTGCGGGAGATGCGCGAGGCCGACGTGCTCGTCCTGGACGACCTCGGGTCGATCAGGATCAATGACTGGACTCGCGACGTGCTGGGCCCGGTCATCGACTGGCGGTGGCAGCACGCCCTCCCCATCGTGATCACATCCAACCTGGACAACCTGGTGGAACCGCTGGGGGAGCGGATGGCGTCCCGGCTTGCCGACGGGGCCACCGTGGTCGTGCTCGACGGTGAGGACCGGAGGGCGGCCCGATGGGCGAGCTGACCATCGACACTACCCTCGACGGGTACGCCCCTTCCCCGGCTGTGATCGCCGCTGAGATGGCGGTGGCCGGGGCGGTGATCCAGTCCCGCACCGCCCTGGAAGAGGCCGCCGCACTTCTCACCCCGGCCGACTTCTACACCCCAGCGGGGGTGGTGTTCGACGCCGCCATCGCTCTCCTGGATGACAGGCGCCACATCGAACCGGTCGCCGTGCTGGAGAAGCTGCAGGAGCGGGGCGACCTGGCCAGGGTTGGTGGCGGCCCGTACCTGCACACGCTCATCGAGCACGCCGCTACCGGCAACATCAGCTACCACGCCCGGATCATCGCCGGGGACGCGGTACGCCGCCGGGTGCATCTGGTTTGCCAGCGCGCCCTGCACATGACCACCTCCCCCGCGTGGGACCCGGAGGTTGACCTCGACCAGATCCGCAAGGAGCTGGACCAGGCGGCCGCCCGCACCACCGGGGAACCTCCCACGGTGGTCGCCGAGGAGATGGCGGCCCTGCTGGACGAACTGGAGAACCCACCCGCGGCACCGCCCGGGGTCACACCCCCATACCGGGATCTCGCCGATCTGGTGCCCGCGTTCCGCCCGGGGGAGCTGATCGTCGTCGGCGCCCGCCCCAGCATCGGCAAATCCACGCTGGGCATCGACCTGGTGCGATCCGCGGCCGTGCACGCCGGTCAGCGGTGCCTGCTGGTCACCCTGGAGATGCCCGCCCGGCAGGTGCTTCAGCGGATCACCGCCGCCGAGGCAAAGGTCCCGCTCAAGTCGATCACCGATCACACGGTGACCGATGAGGAGCTGGACCGGATCGCCGAGGCCGGGGTTCGGATCGGCCAGGCCCCCCTCGTGATCGACTACGCACCCGGGTGCACCATCGCCCGCATCAGGGCGACCTTGCGCAGCATGTCCCGCACTGCCCCGGCTGAGCTGCTGGTGGTGGACTACCTCGGGTTGATGACCGCCCCGCGGGCGGAGAACCGGCAGCAGGAGGTCGCCACCCTCTCCCGCGAGCTCAAACTCCTCGCCGGCGAGTTCAACCTGCCGGTGGTGGCCCTGTCCCAGCTCAACCGCGGGCCCGAGCAGCGCGCCGACAAGCGCCCCCAGATGAGCGACCTGCGCGAGTCGGGCGCCGTGGAGCAGGACGCCGACGTGGTGATCCTCCTGCACCGGGAGGACGCCTACGACCCGGAGTCACCCCGGGCGGGCGAGGTTGACCTGATCGTCGCCAAGCACCGTAACGGCCCCACCGGCACGGTCACGGTCGCCTCCCAGTTGCACTACGCCCGGTTCGTCGACATGGCCGCCCCGCCCCTCGCCGGCCGCCCTGATCTTCGCGCCACATAACCCCCGATCTACGGAAAAGGAGAAATCCCATGTCAGCGCAGATCACCCTCGTTGGCCGCCTGACCGCCGACCCCGAGTTGCGGTTCACCCCGAACGGGCTGGCAGCCGCCCGGTTCACGGTGGCCACCTCCCGCCGCCGCCGCAACCAGGCGGGCGAGTGGGAGGACACCGACGTCACCTTCTGGCCCGTCGTCGCCTGGGACCAGCTCGCCGAGCACATCGCCGAAACCCTCACCAAGGGCGCCGCGGTGATCGTCGTCGGGCAGGCGTACCAGAACTCGTGGACCACTGAGGACGGGCAGAAGCGCTCGCGGATCGAGGTCCGCGCTGAGGCGGTCGGCCCGCACCTGCGGTGGCCGCCCAAGCCGGCACAGCGGATCCAGCCCCAGGCTCAGTCCCAGGCCGCGCCGGCCACGGCCCCCGTCGCCGATGACCCGTGGGCCACCACCCAGCCGCAGGAGGTGCAGGATGAGCCGCCGTTCTGACCCCCTGCTGTGGGCCGCGCTCGCCCGCCGCGACCTGGTCGCCGTGGTCGAGCACGTGGCTGTCCGGCTGGCCCTCCCCCCGGACGTGGCGTGCCCCGCGTGCGGCGGCTGCCTGCCGGGGGACGGCCCGGACGAGCGGGTCTGCCGGTGCGGGACGACCGGCTGGGGCGAGGGGGTGGCGTCGTGACCGCCCTCGTGATCCGCGGTGACGCCCGCACGCTGCCGCTCCCCGACGAGTCCGTGGACCTCATCGTCACCAGCCCGCCGTACTGGGGCCTGCGCGACTACCGCGACGGCGAGGCCTCGCTCGTCGGCCAGATCGGCCACGAGCCCACTCCGCAGGCGTACATCGCCGCGCTGCTGGAGTGCACCGCCGAATGGGCCCGCGTCCTCAAGCCCACCGGATCGCTGTTCGTCGTGCTCGGCGACAAGTACGCCAACCGCACCCGCGGCGCCTGGCGCGGCTCATCCGACGGCTACACCTGGCGCGCCGACTCGCCGCGGTACATCCGCCCCCAGGACCTCCCGGAGAAAAGCCTGATCGGCCTGCCGTGGCGGTACGCGATCGGCTGCATCGACCAGCTCGGCCTCATCCTCCGCGCCGAGATCATCTGGTCGAAGCCGTCGCCCATGCCCGAGAGCGTGACCGACCGGGCCCGGCGCTCGCACGAGCAGGTGTTCCACTTCACCCGCCAGCAGCGCTACTACTCCAGCACCGACGCGATCCGCGAGCCGCACCGAGCGCCGCGGCGGAAGGCCGGCGCGACCGCGTTCGGTGCCCGTGACGCCAACCTCGTGCGCACGGGGACCGGTGCCTACGTCGGCCCGAACCCGCTCGGCGTGATCCCCGGATCGGTGTGGGAAATCGCCACCCAGCCGCTTCGGGTCCCGTCGCACATCGCGGCCGACCATGACGCGGCGTTCCCGCCCGCTCTCGTACGGCGGATCGTGCTCGGCTGGTCCCCGGTGGACGGCGTCGTGCTGGACCCGTTCGGCGGCACCGGCACCACCGCCCTCGTCGCGTCAGTGCTTGGCCGGGTCGGGATCACCGTGGACCGGTCCGCGGACTACTGCCGCATCGCCCAGTGGCGCACTCAGGACCCTGGCGAGCGGACTCGCGCCCTCGGTTTGCCAAAGCCTCAGCCGGTCCCCGAGGGGCAGTCGCCCCTGTTCGAGGTGGAGGCGTCGTGATGCTGCTGGATCATTTGCGTGCGGCAGCGGAGCGGGCGGCGTGGCGCATCCTCGCCGGGGACATGCTCGCCGCCGGCGACGACGACGCGCCGCCAGCGCCCCCGCCGTTGACCTTGGCCGAGCTGCACGCGCTCGAGTCCGGTAGCGGGATCACCCTGCCTGAGCTGGCCGCGGAGGCGGCAGTGCTTGACCGTTTGGCGGTTTTGACGGCCCAGCTCGGTAGCCCGTGGGAGGCGGCACGCCACCTGTTCGCCCCGGATGCCCCCTGCGCGTCCCTGAGGGCCACGCAGACGAGCGAACAGGGTCACCCAAGTGTTTCTTATCCACCACGTCCCCACGAGGGCTCACAGGCCAAATCAGCCCCTCGTACAACCCCAACCTGAGAAAGGGCAGCTGATGAAGATCTTCCACCTGACCATGCAGATCGTGGCGGACTCGGACGTCGACCCCGAGCGGATCTGCCATGCGATCTACCAGGCCTGCGCGGATGTCCCGTTCGCCTTTGACATCACCAGCATCCGGGAAGGAGACACCCGGTGACCGAGTGGGAGACCATCACCACGCTCACCCATCAGCCGGCCGCATGCCTGATGCACATCAGCGCCCTCACCCAGCACGCAGCCACGACCGGGCTCATCACCCCGTCAGGCGACCTCACCAAGGACACAGACCAGGTGGCATCCCTACACCCAGACCTGGCCGAACTCACCGAATATGCGCGAGCCGGCACCCCACCACCGGTCACACCACCATGGGCGGCCCACATCGCCGACCCACCGCACCGCCCCGACGGGCACCGGCTAGGCGACCTGTACCAGCGGCTATCCGCTGAGGCACGCAAAAGCCGTGCACTATGCCAAACCCCAGCATGGGTCACACGACTGCTACTCGATATCGCTTTCGACCACGCCTACCGGGAGCACGGGCCACACGTGCGCATGATCGACCCGGCGTGCGGGACCGGGCACATCCTCATCGAAACCCTCCTACGCGCCTACATCCGCCAGCATCACGGCCTTGGCCGGGCAGGCAAACCTGCCCTACCTTGGCGCATCCACCCGCTCGAGCGTGTCACCGCAGCCCTCAACGTGGTGCACGGGGTAGACATCGACCCCTACGCCGTCCTCGTAGCCAGGTACCGGCTGCTGGTCATGGCAAGGGCCCTACTCCACGCATGCGGGTACGACCCGTCACCGCGCGACCTTGCGAGCCTGCCGCTGCACGTGGCCGCCGCTGACGCCCTGCTGGCCGAGGACGAGCCGCTGCTGAAGCGCGGCACCTACCATGTCGTGCTCGCCAACCCGCCGTACATCACTGTCAAGGACAGGACGCTGACCAAGGCGATCCGCGCCCGGTATCCGCAGGTGTGCTACAGGAAATACAGCCTCGCCGTGCCGTTCCACGTGCTGATGCACGAGCTCCTTGTCCCCGGCGGCTGGTGCGCCCAGCTCACAGCCAATTCATTCATGAAACGTGAATTTGGCAAGCGGTACATCGGGGAATGGCTGGCCACGCAGGACCTGCGATGGGTAATCGACACCTCTGGGGCGTACATCCCCGGCCATGGCACCCCCACCGTCATCCTCGTCACCCGCAACCAGACACCAACCGGGGAGCCGGTGCGCACGATCCGAGGCATCCGAGGTGAGCCAAGGAAGCCAGCCGATCCAGCCAGCGGAGTGGTGTGGCGAGACATCGCCCGCCTAGTCCGCGAGCGTGAAGCGTCCGACCACCTGCTGACCGCCTCCCAATGGCACCCAATTGGGCAGGAGACGGGCACACAGGTCGAGCCGATCCCTGTACGGGCGCGGCAGCCTGCTCGCCCTGTTCAGCCGCCGCTATTCGACCTGCTCGCGTCATGA